GAATCGACTTCTGGTGGTGGTCCTGGTGAGCAGGAAAGTGATGAGATGCAGGTTGGTCCTGTAGGTGATCAGTCAAACGATGGAGATTCCTCTACTCAACAAACTACCCAAGAGGGGGGTGATGCTACCCAAGATATGGGTGGTAGTTCTTCTGTGGGTGGTCGCAATATTAGTGTCGATGAATTTACTTCTGAGACCTATCGTGCGATGAGTGAGAATCAGCAGAACCTTGTGGACAAACGCGCTAAGGATTACATCTATGTCAACATTCCTCAAGTGAAAGTTGATAAAATGATTGTTCCTTTCAAGCGAACTACTAGTGATTTCTTTGAGTTTATTTCTGACCAAAAAAATCGAAACGGTGTTGCTGTCCAAGAAAGCATTGCAGATTATCGTAAGTACAAGAAAGACAGTATTAAAACTGTCAACTATCTTGTGAAAGAATTTGAGTGCAAGAAAGCTGCTGATCAATACCATCGTGCCAGCACTTCTAACACTGGTATTCTTGATACTCAGAAACTCCATACCTTTAAGTGGAATGAGGATCTGTTTAAGAAAGTGACTACCATTCCTGATGGTAAGAATCACGGTCTTGTGTTCTACCTTGACTGGTCTGGTTCTATGTCTAACATCATGCTTCCTACTCTTAAGCAACTGTATGATCTGATCTGGTTCTGTAAGAAAGTCAGCATTCCTTTCCGAGTGTATGCTTTCTCTGATTCTAACTGTAATGATACTCTTTTCCCAGGAAGTCCCTGTGAAAACAAAGAGAACTATTTGTATATTGATGATGATTTTCGACTTATTGAGTTCTTCTCTTCCAAGATGAATGCTCAAACCTTGGATAGGATGATGGAATCCATGTATTATAACTGCAAACAATTCTCTCATGGAGGTGGTCAATATAATTATGAATATGGTTTGTCTGGCACTCCGTTGGTAGAAACTATCATCACAACTCCTCAAGTTGTCGAAAAATTCAAGAGTGAGGAGAAGGTTCAGAAAGTAAATGTAGTTTATCTTTCTGATGGTGAGGCAGCGTATCCCACTTTCACTAAGTACAATTCTTATCTGAAAGAAAATCATGCCCAACCTATGTACGGTGATCATGTTTATGTGGTCAAAGATCCTAAGAGTCGTTATCAGACTCAACTGGATCTTCAGGATAACTACATCACTAATGCCTTCGTTGGAATCATTTCCAATCTGGTAGACTACAATCTTCTCGGATTTCGTCTTGCAACTAAGAGTGAGGTTCGTTCTCAACTTTATAGTGCTGGTGTGAAAGATACTTATTCCCTCGATAAAGAATGGGATAAAAACAAGTCTGTTTGTATCCCCAACTGTGGTTTTAATGAACTCTATGTGATGCAAACTCCTAAGACAAATCCATATCAGTATTGGAATCCTAAAGACAAACAAGATTCCACAGAACTTCAGGTTAATGAGAATGCAACCAAGGGTGCCCTTGCCAGTGCATTTGCAAAACATATGACCAACAAGATGATCAATAAGACCATCTTATCAAAGTTCGTGGGTCAGATCGCTTGACTCCCCTCCGTCGATGCCCTATACTACTAAGGTAATCGACGGGAACCCCCCTCGCAAACCCTACATCATGACCAAAACTGTGGAAATCTCTAACCTGCAACAACGCTTCGGTAACAATGTAACTGCTACTCAACTTCGTGAGTATGCTAGTGAAATTGGTATCTCTTATCAAACCCTTACTAAAAAACTGCTTAACTATAAATCTGGTCGTGGAGTGTGGAACTTGGAACAAGAAGTTGAGAAACTGGAAGAAACCTTTGCTGCTCCTGCAGTAGAGTCTGCTGCTGATCCCGTTCGGGAAACTATCTGCTATATTCCTGCCAAAGATAAGGATTTTGTCGCGTTCGGGAATTTTTCGGATGTGAAGAAAATCCTTCAGTCTGGTCTGTTCTATCCTGTGTTCATTACTGGTCTCTCTGGCAACGGTAAGACTTTCGGTGTGGAGCAGGCATGTGCTCAACTGAAGCGTGAACTGATTCGTGTGAACATCACCATCGAAACTGATGAGGATGACCTGATCGGTGGTTTCCGTCTGGTGAATGGTGAGACTGTGTGGCACAATGGTCCTGTGATTGAAGCAATGAATCGTGGTGCAGTTCTTCTGCTTGACGAAATCGACCTTGCTTCCAACAAGATTCTGTGTCTGCAGTCTGTCATGGAGGGTAAGGGTCTTTACTTGAAAAAAACTGGTCGCTATGTGAAACCTTCTGCTGGGTTCACCATTATTGCTACTGCTAATACCAAGGGTAAGGGTTCTGATGATGGTCGTTTTATCGGCACCAATGTGCTCAACGAAGCGTTCCTTGAGCGATTCCCTCTGACTTTCGAGCAGGATTATCCTACCGAAAAGACTGAGATTAAGATTGTCTCTAAGGCACTTGATGAACAGGATAACGAGTTTGCTGAGAAACTGGTGCGCTGGGCACAAGTGATTCGTAAAACTTTCTATGATGGTGGTGTTGATGAGGTAATCTCTACCCGTCGTCTTGTTCATATTGCCAAGGCATATAAAATCTTTGGTAAGCGGAGCAAAGCAATCGAAGTGTGTGTGAATCGTTTCGATGCTGATACCAAGCAATCGTTCATGGAACTGTATAGTAAGGTTGATGCCAACGCTGATTCTACTCAATCTGAAATCATGGTTGACGAACCAGCACCTTTCTGATACAATATGGGGAGGGAAACCTCCCCTCTTCTTTTTTCTGGAGAATTAATTATGCAATGGAAGTACAATGAGGATAAAATCCTTAAAGATGTTGAAGATTATGTGGTAAGTACATATGGCAGTCATTATTGTGGGCACGATGATGAGTATAGTGATATTCAGACTATTGATCTGATGGCAGCAAAAGGTCTAGCATCTGATTTCTGTCAAGCAAACATCCTTAAGTATGGATCTCGTTATGGGGATAAGGATGGTCATAATAAGCGCGACTTGCTTAAGGTGATTCATTATGCTATGCTACTGCTTCATTTCGACAAACATTATAGTCGTACTAACAACGGTCTTCAGGAGTTTAAGTCAGTATGAGTATTTCTATTAGTACCAACACTGTTGATGCACTAAAGAACTTTCTTTCGATTAATAAGTCAATTAATATTCGTCCAGGTAATGTTCTTTCAACAGTATCCGTGAATAAAACTATCATGGGTAGGTATGAGGTTGAAGAAACCTTTCCCTGTGAAGTTCCTATCTATGATCTATCAGTGTTTATTGGTGCTCTAGGTCTTTGCCAAAGTCCTGAACTTGATTTTGGTAATTCTAATTGTCTTGTTATTAAAGACAACACCACTAAATCTAAGAGTAAAATTTACTACTCAGATCCAGATTTGATCACTAGTGCTCCAGATAAAGAGTTAGAACTTCCTCCTACTGATGTTAGTTTTACTCTATCATGGGAGAATCTATCACGACTTCAACGCGCTTCTAGCACTTATGGTGTGCAGGATCTTTGCCTTTATGGTGCTGAAGGTTCTATGTACATGTGTGTGACAGATAAGAAGAATGATACCTCAAATGTGTATTCAATTGAATTAGGCGAAACCGACAATGAGTTTTGTCACTGTTTTAAGATGGAAAATCTTAAACTGATGCCAAACCATACCTACAATGTTTCAATTCATGCTGGTAAGGTAGCACACTTTAAGTCAACAAGTTGTAATCTTAAATATTGGATTGCTCTTGAACCCAATCTGTCTAAGTGATTATTAAAGTGGAGGATTTATTATGAAAGAACATTTTCTTTGGGTTGAGAAATATCGTCCTCGTAAGATTGACGATTGCATTCTTCCACTGAACATTAAACAAACATTCCAGGAGTTTATTGAGAAAGGAGAGATTCCTAATCTTCTTCTCTCTGGTCCTCCTGGTATTGGTAAGACAACTGTAGCGAAAGCAATATGCGAAGAACTAGGAGTAGATTATTATGTCATCAATGGATCTGACGAAGGACGATTTCTGGACACGGTACGGAACCAAGCAAAAAACTTTGCTTCGACCCTATCACTTCAAGCGACTGGTAAACACAAAGTCATCATCATCGATGAGGCAGATAACACAACCAACGATGTTCAACTCCTTCTACGGGCTAATATTGAGGCGTTTTATAGCAACTGCCGATTCATCTTCACAGCAAACTTCAAGAACAAGATCATCGAACCCCTCCACTCTCGATGTGCCTGTATCGATTTCTCTATCCCAGGAAAGAGCAAACCATCCATCGCTGCCGAATTCTTTAACCGAGTACGGAAAATCCTGGTTGAAGAGGGTATTGAATTTGATCAACGAGTAGTTGCTGAAGTCATTAATAAGCATTTTCCAGATTGGCGTAGGACTCTGAACGAGTTGCAGCGTTATTCATCTGGTGGTAAGATCGACAGTGGAATTCTTGCTCAGGTTGCTGATGTTCGACTTAATGATTTGGTTAAGCATCTATCCGAAAAGAATTTTACTGAGGTCCGTAAGTGGGTCGTTTCTAATCTAGATAATGATCCTAGTATAATTTTGAGGCGTGTTTATGATTCTTGTTATGAGTGTCTGACTCCTCAAACCATTCCTGCTGCTGTACTGATTATTGCTAAGTATCAATATCAAAGTGCATTTGTAGCAGACCAAGAAGTTAATCTTCTTGCAGCGTTAACCGAACTAATGTGTGAGTGTAATTTCCGATGACCGTAAAACTAATTCGTATGAGTACTGGCGAAGATGTAGTCGCCACCGTAGTTAATGACCATGAACGAGATACCATTCATATTAAGGATGCTATTGTTGCTGTTCCTGCTGGTGGTAATCAACTTGCCTTTGCTCCCTGGTCTCCTATCCTAAAGAAAGATGTAGAGCACATCAAAGTCTATCGACGATTTGTGATGTACATTAGTGAAGTTGATGAAAGCGTATTGTCTCAATATAATACTTTGTTTAATAAAGTGATTGTTCCAGAGAAGAAACTTGTTCTATGAAATCATTAAACCTATTTCCAATTACTGTCTTTAAGTTTGAGAATCCAAATCCCCAAACTGATAGGGTTATTTCTCTAATTGAGAAATATAATCCATCTCAAAAGTACGGTAATTGGGAAGAGATGACAGTTAAGACAACTCCAGGAACTTTACATTTAGATCCTGAGTTTGATTTTCTTATTGATTGGTTTCATGAATGCTTGGATAAGATAAAGCAGTATTATATCTTAGACTGTGATAAACTAGATATTGCGGTTTGTTGGGGTAATAAATCTGTTCCTGGTGAAAATGCTGCTCACCACATTCACACCCACAATCTTTCTTATATGAGTGCTGTTTACTACATCACAAAAGGATCCCCAACAGTTTTCTTAGATCCTTATTATAGTAAAGGTGGAGAGTCAATTGACATTCTTTGGAAAAGGAATAGAGACATTGAAAGGGAAATTATTCCAGAACCAGGGAGTTTAATTCTATTTCCAAGTTGGTTACCTCACTGCTCTAGAGTCCATACTGGAGCAAAACCTAGGTACACTATGAGTTTTAATACTCTTCCAGTGGGAGATGTTAATTCGGGAATGTATGGATTCCCAATGGCAAACATTAAACTAAATTGTTATGAACAAAGAACTGAAAGCACTGAAAACACCTCTTCGATATCCAGGGGGGAAGAGTCGAGCAACTAAATTCCTTCTGCCCAAATTCCCGAAAGATATTCAAGACTATCGGGAACCATTTATTGGCGGTGGTTCTGTGGCGATTGAGTTCACTAAACAGTTTCCTGATATTCCTGTTTGGGTGAATGATCTATACGAACCACTCTATAACTTCTGGATAGAACTTCAGAAGAATGGGGAACAATTAAAGAATGAACTTGTCGATTGTAAACTTGTCTATAATACCCCAGAATTAGCAAGAGAATTATTTACAAAATCAAAGGAGCATATCAATGATGAGTCTGAAACGAACTTTAATCGTGCTGTCGCTTTCTATATTGTTAACAAATGTTCTTTTAGTGGTCTTACCGAAAGTTCATCTTTTTCTGGACAAGCAAGTAATTCCAATTTCTCCATGAAAGGAATTGAGAATCTTCCCAAGTATTCTGAGATGATTAAGAATTGGAAGATTACAAATCTTTCCTATGAGCATATGCTTGACGGAACTCCAGAAACCTTCATCTATCTGGATCCTCCTTATGATATTAAGGACAACCTTTATGGTAAGAAAGGAGAGATGCATAAGAAGTTCGACCATGAACTCTTTGCAAAGCGGATGAATTTCTCTCCGTGCAAGTCTCTAATCAGTTATAATTCTTCTCTGTTTGTTAAGAGTCGATTTGAGGGATGGGGTGCATCTACTTATGAACTGACCTACACCATGCGATCTGTTGGTGATTACATGGATGAACAGAAAGACCGTGCTGAACTTCTGCTATTTAATTATGAAGTATAAAATTTTGTATGAAAAATCCTTGGAAGACTCTCATCGCTAAAGCTAAAACCGCAGCAAGACCAGGACAAGAAAAGAAAAATGGAATAAAAAGAACAGAACCACTAGAAGTTAGTATTGATGAATTTTATCTTGTTCGACAATTTAATTTGCAGGATGGGAAATGTTACTGGACTAATTTTCCAATAGATCCTTATGGAGTTTATGAAAAAAATAATCCACTATCTCCAAGTTTGGAGAGATTGGATGAATCTAAAGGTTATGTTCCTGGAAATGTTGTCATTGCTTTGAGGTTATTTAATCTGGGAAGGCAACGATGTCCAGAAATAAAGTTTAGAGATCAAGTTAAACAACTGAAAGATCACTTTCGGGGTAAACAAATTAAAGTATGCTTATTGGATTATGAAGTATGAATTGAAAGACTATCTCAACTCCATCAATTATTCTAAAGAGAATTTGATGGATGCTGATAGTGAAGCAGTCAAACAATATCCTCCATATATTATTAATCGCTGTCTATCTGGATTTATGGATACAGTACTGTATGCCAACGAGATGAATATGGCATCTCATTTGGATAATAAGATGCAGTATGATTTCTATATAAATACTCTCAGGAAGAGAAAGCGTTTCTCGCCTTGGTTAAAGAAGGATTCCTTAAAGGACCTTGAGTTGGTTAAGCAATACTATGGATATAGTAATGAAAAAGCTAAGACTGCTCTTGGTTTATTAACCAAAGAACAACTAAACTACATTAAGTCGAAGCTTGATACTGGAGGTAAAAAATGACTTCTAATGAAACTGAAGTGAAATGGTCCGAAGAGGATATGATTGAAGTGGTTCTCAAAGAACCTGATGACTTCTTAAAGGTGCGTGAAACTCTAACCAGAATTGGTGTTGCCTCGCGTAAGGAAAAGAAACTATACCAGTCATGCCATATTCTTCATAAGAAAGGTAAGTACTATATTGTACACTTCAAGGAACTCTTTGCCCTTGATCGTAAAGATACCAACTTTTCTCTGAATGATTTACAGAGACGCAATCGTATTATTCAACTCCTATCTGATTGGGGTTTGATTACTGTTGTTAATGCTGATCTAATTGTTGATGCAGCACCTCTAAATCAGATTAAAGTTATTTCCTACAAAGATAAGGCAGAGTGGACTCTGGAATCCAAGTATAATATTGGAAAGAAGAAAACCGAAGCATAAGAAAAGGGGGCACATGCCCCCTTTGTTTTATCCAAGTGTAGCAATGTAGTATTGTGCTTCTTGGAGTTTTCTTTGTTTAAGAATTTGTTTGCGGATAACATTCAACCAGTTCATTGTGCTACCTCCTGATTCTTACAGGGACGGTAAGCAACACCACGATAGGTGTTTTGTGGATGTGCTGGTGCATGTGTTTGGGAATACCACTTACGATATTCTTCTTTGGGGGTATCAGTGTTATACTGACAACCACGATAGGTTGCTTGTGACATTAGGTTTTCTCCTTAGTGTTTTAAGTTAAAGAGCGTTCCTTCAGTCGGCTTTTGCGTCCCATATGGGATGAACGATCCGTTCCGAGTCGGCTTACTTCCGTCGCATATAGCGATGAACGATATATTATATATTGAAGTACTTTTGTATAATGTGATACAATTAATCTCTTTGTCTCCAGTCTTCTGGTTTATCTTCACTGAAGAAATCTACAATATCATCTACTGTATTAAATCTACGAATACCTTTTGATTCGTGACCAATACCACCAATATCAAGTTGGTTTAGGAAATCATCCATATCTCCTTCTACCATCTCTGGGTTAGCAGCAGTCCTTCTTGCTTGTCTGAGCATAGTTCCAGCAGTTCTATTTGCTTTAGCTAGTTTCTCTGCCCAGATCATATCTTCTAGTTTGACCTCTGCACCTTCAACAATTCTATTGCAGATATATTCAAGACGAAGACGATATTGTGTAGAGAGCATATTGTTATCTCATGGTAAAATTATTTAGTGTGGATATGCATTATTCAATCCCCAGAAAAGAAATAGACCTATGGTTCCGAATATAACCATAGCGGAAAAGTAGGTATTCATTCCTTTGTCTCCAAGTATGCTAATCTTAAAATATAGTATATGATATATGCTGTTCCTGCTAATCCAATACCCATTATGGTAAATACTCCCCAAGGTAATTGACTCATAGTTAATCCTCATATGACATTAGAATATATCCCTCCTTCCTATGATAATCTAGATGTGCTTTACCCCAAGGTATTCTCCTCCATTCAGTAGTTCCATCGTGCTTTAGTAAAAGAATTAGTAGGTATCTCATTCGGTTTTTACTAGTGATGGTTCGGGAAACAGGAATTTATACTCATCGATATTTATGCTATAAATACTATTGTAGATGCCTGATGGGTCTGCATTTCATAACACTCGCTTACTTAAGGAGAAACAAATGATTACTACAAATTCACTAGATACTTTTTGGAAAGAATACGCACCTCACGCTGTAGGTCTGGATGATGTGTTCAATAGACTAGAAGCTATGTCTGGAACAAATGTCAACTATCCACCCTACAATTTAATCAAACATGACTCAAGTAATTTCTCTATTGAAATTGCTCTCGCAGGATTTAAGTCAGAAGAGATTGAAGTCTCTACAGAACAGAGCATTCTCAGAGTTGCCTCTAAAGTTGAGAAACGAGATTCTGAACGAACATATCTCCACAAAGGATTATCGAAACGCTCATTCGTAAGAACTTGGCAACTATCTGAAGATGTTGAAATATCCAATGTTGATTTTCAAGATGGACTACTAACAATTGATCTACAAAGAATCGTTCCTGAAAAACACAAGAGAAAAATTTACGAAATATCTGCAACAGAGAAACAACTACTAACCGAAAGTTGATAAATAAAAGAAACAGAATAAAGGGAGAAGGGCTTGACCCCTCCCTTTTTTGTGTGTATAATGGAGGAAACTATGCAATTTTATTATAACTTGAATCCTTCTGGATACGAAGGAGAATCTGATCTGGTGACAATTGAAGCACCAGCACATGTGATGGATATTCTGTTTGAGTATGCTAAGCAAATCACAGAAACAAAAAATATCCATCAAGACAAAGCAGTTAAAGAACTGATAAAAGAATCTGTAAACATTATTCTGAGTAAAAATTATGACCGTAAAAATCGTAAGACTAAAAAACGGTGAAGACATCATCGCAGATCTTAAGGAAGTATTAGATAAGGATGACAATTCAATTGCTGCCATTCAATTCGATACCCCATTTATGGTTGGTATTGATGAACCATCAGAGAATATGTTTTCCGATGATTCTGATGGCGGCACACGAATTACTACCCCAAGAATTAGGTTTTTTCCTTGGGCACCCCTATCAAGAGATCGTGTACTATACATAGATCCAAATCAAATCGTATGCATATACGATCCATATCAACAAGTTTTAGATCAGTACGAAAAATTAGTGGAGGCAATGAATCATGGAGGAGGAAATGATGGAGATGGAGACGGAAGTACAACCGACCTCTTCCGCAGTGAAGGTGATTCTTCTGAAGGATAGGGATTCTTATCTAATTGGAAGTGTATCTGAATTAGATGAAGAACCATCTTTTCTGATTGAAAACTGTTTCTCCATAGTTGAGTGTGCGGAGTATGGAGAAACTCCAAGTGAATTAAAGAAGAGAGCAAAAACTCTAGAGGGTACTCATTCGGAAATTTCATTAAAGCAAATTTCTGAAACTGATGAGAAAGAATGGTGGGCATATAATTATATCGTTTTAGAACGATATCCCAAATTCACATCACAAACTCATCTCTTCTTGACAAGCGACGCCATTTTCACTATACTGGAACCTGAACGAGCAGTTCTGGACCTCTATACGAAAGTTGCTGGATGAAATTTTACACAAGCGTTGAGCAGATAGGTGATGACATTCTCTATCGTGGATATGATCATGGAGATCGTGTTCAATATAGGGAAAAGTTTTCACCTACTCTTTTTGTGCCTTGCAATCAGGAGTCCAAATATAAAACTCTTGATGGGCAAAAAGTAAAACCAATTAAGTTTGCTGGACCTCGTGATGCCAGAGAGTTCATGCAGAAGTATGAGAATGTGCAGAACTTTGATGTATATGGATATGAGCGTTTCGTATATCAGTACATTTCTGATCAGCATCCTGATGAAGTAGATTACGATTTCAAGAAACTTGAAATCTATACGATTGACATTGAGGTTGCTTCTGAGAATGGATTCCCTGATGTCCAAAGTGCTGCAGAGGAAATTCTTTGTATCACAATCAAGAACCTGAACACCAAAGAAGTTCACACTTGGTTAACTAGGGAGTTTGATGCTCCCGCAGGTATTAATATTCACTTGCTTGATAATGAGTCTGCAATGATGCGAGACTTCATTGAATGGTGGGCAAAGAATACTCCTGATATTGTGACTGGTTGGAACTGCTATTTTTACGACATCCCTTATATCTGCCGTAGGGTAGATCGTATTCTCAGTGAGAAATGGGTGAAGGCATTATCGCCTTGGAATAAAGTCTCCGAAAGGGAAGTGGTTGTTAAGGGTAGGACCAATATCGCCTATACCATTATGGGTGTATCTTGTCTGGATTATTTGGATCTCTATAAGAAGTTCACTTACACCAACCAGGAATCTTATCGTCTGGATCATATTGCTTTTGTGGAACTGAACCAGCGTAAGTTGGATCACAGTGAGTATGATACCTTCCGTGATTTCTACACCTATGGTTGGCAGAAGTTTGTAGAGTACAACATCTTCGATGTGGAACTTGTTGACCGTCTGGAAGACAAGATGAAACTGATTGAACTTGCTGCCACTATGGCATATGACGCAAAGGTGAACTTTGAGGATGTATACTCTCAGGTTCGTATGTGGGATACTTTGATCTTCAACTTCCTCAAGAAGGACGATATTGTTGTTCCTCCTAAGAAAGGAAGTCGGAAGGATGATAAGTATGCAGGTGCTTATGTTAAAGAACCTATTCCTGGTCTTTACGAATGGGTAGTGAGTTTTGACTTGAACTCCCTGTATCCCCACCTGATCATGCAGTACAACATCAGTCCTGAGACCCTGCAGGACCACAGACACCCCTCTGTGACCGTAGACCGCCTCCTAGCGCAGCAGATCGACCTGAGCGACCTAGAGGGGCAGACGGTGTGCGCTAACGGTGCCATGTACCGCACAGACCTCCAGGGGTTCCTTCCCAAGATGATGCAGCGTATCTACGATGACCGTACCATATACAAAAAGAAGATGCTTGCAGCAAAGTCTGAGTATGAAAAGAATCCGAGTGAGAAACTAGAAAAGGATATTGCTAAGTTTACCAATATCCAGATGGCACGAAAGATTCAACTCAACTCTGCTTATGGTGCTATCGGAAACCAATACTTCCGTTATTACAATCTGCAGAATGCCGAAGCAATTACTTTGTCTGGTCAGTTATCTATTCGTTGGATTGAAAACAAACTCAATCAATATCTAAATAAGATTCTAAAGTCTGACAATAAGGATTATGTTATTGCTGTTGATACTGACTCTGTGTATCTTAACCTTGGTCCTTTTGTGGAAGCAGTATTCAAGGGAAGAGAGAAAACTCCTGAAGGCATTGTTTCGTTCCTTGATAAGGTCTGTAAGGTGGAACTTGAAAAGTATATTGAAAGTTCTTATGCGGAATTGGCAACCTATGTGAATGCTTTTGATCAAAAGATGTTCATGAAGCGTGAGACTATTGCAGACAAAGGTATTTGGACTGCGAAGAAACGCTACATTCTAAATGCTTGGGATGTTGAGGGTGTCCGATATAGTGAACCGAAACTTAAGATCATGGGTATCGAAGCAGTTAAATCTTCAACACCAGCACCTTGCCGTCAGAAGATTAAGGATGCTCTAAAAGTTATCATGACTAAAACCAATGACGATCTCATCAAATTCATTGAAGAGTTTCGTGCAGAGTTTAGGAAGATGAATCCAGAGCAGATTGCATTCCCTCGCGGTGCAAATAACTTATCTAAATTTAGCAGTGGAGTTACGATCTATGGAAAGAGTACGCCTATTGCTGTCCGAGGTGCATTATTGTATAATCACTATCTACGCAAGCATAACCTTACTCATAAGTATCCTATTATCCAAGAAGGAGAGAAAGTTAAGTTCATCTACCTACGAACACCAAATAAGATCAACGAGAATGTAGTGTCCTTCATTCAAGAACTTCCTAAGGAATTGGGACTTGACAAATCCATCGATCATGATGTACAATTTGAGAAGAGCTTTCTAGAACCACTCAAAACAATTCTAGATACTATCGGTTGGAAAACAGAAAAAATTAACACATTGGAGTTTCTATTTGCATGAATTTTTTACAAGATGTAGTAAAGGAGATTGGCAATGAATATGCTGGTCTCGTTGCTGATGGTGTTGCTGCTGGTGACTGTGATACTTTCATCGACACAGGCAGTTATATTTTCAATGCTCTGGTATCGGGGTCGATTTTCGGTGGCATCCCGTCAAACAAAATTACGGCTATTGCAGGAGAATCGTCTACAGGTAAGACTTTCTTCTGTCTGTCTGTTGTCAAACATTTTCTCGATAGTAATCCTAACGCGGGTGTTGTCTACTTTGAGTCAGAATCCGCAATTACTAAAGCAATGATCGAAGAGCGTGGCATTGATTCCAAGCGAATGATCATCGTTCCTGTTGTGACCGTGCAAGAGTTTCGTACTCAATCGCTCCGTATCATTGATAAGTATTTGGAGCAGAAAGAAAAAGATAGGCAACCTTTAATGTTTGTCTTAGACTCTCTTGGTAATCTTTCTACTACGAAAGAGATTGAAGATAGTTCTGAAGGAAAAGAAACCAGGGACATGACCAGAGCCCAGGTTACTAAATCTGTATTCCGAGTTCTTACCCTTAAACTTGGTAAGGCAAATATTCCAATGCTGGTCACTAATCACACATATGATGTTGTAGGTGCTTATGTTCCAACTAAAGAAATGGGCGGTGGTAGTGGTCTTAAGTATGCCGCTTCTACTATTATCTACCTCTCAAAATCGAAGGAAAAAGACGGTAAAGAAATCGTCGGAAATATTATCAAGTGCAAAGCGCAGAAGTCTCGATTTACTAAAGAGAATTCCATTGCTGAGACGAGGCTTTACTACGACACAGGACTCGACCCTTACTACGGATTACTTGAACTTGGAGAGAAATACGGAGTCTTTGAGAGAGTTGGTAACAGATATAAAATCGATGGAACTTCCGTCTATCCGAAAACAATTCTCGCGGATCCAGAAAAGTACTTTAGTGCAGACATTATGCAAGCGTTGGATGAATGTGCGAGAAAAGAATATCTATATGGACAAGGTAATATAATTACGGAGGCTGATTATGCAAGCGAAGAAACTGACTGACTTTATTAAAGTCTATGATGATATGATTACTCCAGATATTTGTAATGACATTATTGAATTATATGAGAGTAATAAGGATCATCATGATAGGATTGATAGGGAGTATAGACCCAACTTTACTCAATTTAATCTTACTCAGTTTGTGAATAGTGGTGCATCCACAGCACAAAGTAAATTGATTCATGATAATGTCACTAAAACTCTTTTGAGTACAGTTAACTTATACATGATTGATCTTTCGATTACTAATGAACTTCCTTCTCAATATGCATTGGAGGAAGTTCGCATCAAAAAGTATGATGCAAACCGCACTGATCAATTTGCTGATCATGTTGATGTTGGTGATCACAACTCTGCTCGCAGATTCTTGGCATTTTTCTTGTACCTAACTGAGAATCAATTTGAGGGTCAGACCAACTTCACATATCTTGACTTGTCAATCGACCCGAAACCTGGTAGAATACTGGTGTTCCCACCTCTATGGTTGTTCCCTCATGCTGGAATGCCAGTGGGGAAATCTGAAAAGTACATTGTTGGATCCTATTGTCATTATCTATGATGGAAAAACTGGAAGTAATCGTTCTCAAAAATCTTGTTTATAATGAGAAGTATTGCCGTAAGGTTCTTCCTTTCATCAAACCAGAATACTTTGAGGTTCATGAAGAGAAAGTTGTTTTTGATGAGATCAACAAGTATGTTCAAGAATATCAAACACAACCTCCACTCAATGCTATTGCCATTGAGTGTGAGCATAGAACTGATCTAAGTCAGGATGGTTTTCAGAATATTCTTACTCTTCTGAAAACCTTTACTGAGGATAAGATTGATTTTGATTGGTTGATTAATACCACTGAAAAGTGGTGTAAAGATCGAGCAGTTTATCTATCTCTTCTTGAGGCAATTAAGATTGCTGATGGTAAAGATAAGACCAGAACTCGTGATGCTATTCCCAGTATTCTTCAGGAAGCATTGGGAGTTTGTTTCGATGAACATGTAGGTCATGATTATATCGATGATTTTGAGAGTCGTTATGACTTCTATCATCGTAAGGAAGAAAAGATTCCCTTTGATCTTGAGTTCTTCAATAAGATTACTAAAGGTGGTCTTCCTTCTAAGACATTGAATGTTGCTCTTGCTGGTACTGGTGTTGGTAAGTCTCTGTTTATGTGCCATGTTGGTGCTGCTGCTCTTCTCCAAGGTAAAAATGTTCTTTACATTACTATGGAAATGGCAGAGGAACGAATTGCAGAACGAATCGATGCTAACCTATTGAACATCAACATTCAGCAACTGCAAGATCTTCCTAAACAAATGTATGAAACTAAGATCATCAAACTTGCTCAAAAAACTGTTGGCAAACTCATCATTAAAGAGTATCCAACAGCATCGGCACACTCAGGTCATTTCAAGTCTCTTCTCAATGAACTTGCTCTAAAGAAAGGATTTAGACCTGATATTATTTTTATCGACTATCTAAACATTTGTGCAAGTAGTCGATACAAAGGAACCATCGTAAATTCTTACACCTATGTTAAAGCAATTGCAGAAGAACTTAGGGGTCTTGCTGTCGAGTTTAATGTGCCTATCGTTAGTGCTACTCAGACTACTCGTTCAGGGTATGGTAGTACTGATGTTGATCTTACTGATACCAGTGAGTCTTTTGGACTCCCTGCTACTGCAGACCTTATGTTTGCTCTTATCAGTACAGAAGAACTGGAGCAACTCAATCAGATCCTTGTCAAACAACTTAAAAACAGGTATAATGACCCTACGATGAACAAGCGTTTTATCGTTGGCATTGACAGGGCAAAGATGAGGTTGTATGATGTAGAGCAATCCGCACAAACTGATCTTGTTGATTCGGGGCAAGATCTTGATGAAGAACCCGAAAACTTGTTTAAGAACAAGTCCCGTAAAACATTCACTGACTTTAAGTATTGAGGTAATTTATGACTGAAGGTTTTGGTAAGAAAAATCCTGCTGAAGAACTGATGAGCGAACCGCAAGTTTATGAAGCAGACTATGACAAGTATCTGGAGTTTGTTGATTTTGTCACCAGCGATGCTAGCAAAAACTATGATGCATTTTCCGCTCGTCTAAATGAACTGAATGAGCAGGAAGTTAATATTGAGCGTCTTCTCACTGGTGCTGTTGGTATCAATGCTGAAGGTGGAGAACTGATGGAAATTGTTAAGAAGATGATCTTCCAAGGCAAACCATGGAATGAAGATAATCGAGATCATCTGATTATCGAACTGGGTGATGTGATGTGGTATGTAGCACAGGTTTGTCTGGCACTAAATATTTCCATGGACGAAGTTGTTCTGAAGAATGTTTCTAAGCTACTTAAGCGTTATCCCGAAGGTGTATTTGATGTATCTAAGTCTGAGAAGCGAGCAGCTGACGACCGATGATGATGTCATCATTGAATACTTCAAGATTTCTGAACAACTAGATAATAACCCTCTCTCCTAAATATTATTTGGGAAAGGGGTCTTTTTTATGGCAAAATTAAGTAAGACAGATTTATATAAAATTGATACTAAAACTGGAGTACTCAAATATTGGTGGCCATTTATTGAGATGATTGAAAATGGAGATCCATTTAAGTTAGGGGCGCAAGGAAATGATGGTAGTATAATAATAGCGTCAAACAATAAGGCAAATACAAAACGCATGACGGATTCTATGCGTAAGTGTATAACAACACAAATGGTTAGAAATTGGTTGGATAGGAAAGGACATGTTCTACCAAAACAGGGAGGAGGTAATGTAAAAATTACTGATTTGTGGAAAGAGAATGTTAAACCAATGCCAACAAATACTAGTACTAAAATTGGCGGAAGAGATACTGAAGTATATTCTGAAGTTTTAGCACAATTTTGTTTAGCCTATTGTATTCTTAATGGCACAGCTGCTACTGTTGCTGCGACATTAGATATTGATGGTGAAAAAGTCTCATTTAAGCCCGATGTATTTCGTTCTTGTAAAAAAATGATGATTACACCAAGCGCCTTTAATCTAAACTCTACGATATTTGTTAATAAATTAGCTCAATTTGCATCTCAACCTTTGGGTACTAGTGGAGAAGAATCCAGAGAATATTGGGTAGATGCACAGGGAAAAGCTATGGCAGAAGTACAAAAAAGATATAAATTTAATAACCAGGTTAGAATTTATAATGATAAAATTTTTGGTGGAAGTACTTTTGCTGCCAATCCATATTATGTTTATATGCAGGCGAAGAAGAATCAACCACTTCCAGGAGAAGATAAATGGAATCCTGCTGATATGTGGGTAATGACAAATGATGGGGTTAGAAACCAAGTTCATATGAATAGGACTGTAAAAAGTATGAATAAAGTTGGTATAGAGACTGCAAATAATTTTTTACTTCAGCAATATAAATCTGGTAATATTGTACCAATTTCTCTAAAAAAACCATCATCAAATCCTCATGTAGTGGTGATGAATAGCGATGAATATTTTGATAGAATTGTTTTAGGTGCAACTTCCAACCCAACTGTCGAATATACTTTTGCAGATTCTAAAGGAAATTCTGATGTGAAAATTAATTTTACTGTAGAAACAGTTCAGATATCTTCTATGGGAAAACCAAGAGGAAATTCTCTTAGACAAATGCTTTCTGCTAGAATGCGAGGACAGTCAACTATGGGCACAGTTATAAGTAGAAAGCACATCAGAATTAAATATCATGTAAACAATAAAAAAATAGAACTGGAATATACTCAATCCGAACAACCATCTTTAGCAAGAGCAAAAATGGGTTCATTGGGATATAAAAATTTTACCAGTGTTATTAATTCAACAACAACACAGGGAGTGCATGAATTGAATAAAATACAAGAAAAGTATAGTGATATTGGAGTAAAGAAATCTCCTTGGTTTAATGCACAATTAAAAGAGTCTATTAATAATCAACAGTATGATAGACTAGTTCAATATGTTGGTGAAATTTGGAAATATATTACAAAAGATAATGCTCCAGATTTTTCTAAAATACAAGCAGTCAATAATGCAACTGGTTTGGCATCTAAAGCAATGGCTGGAGAGTTTGGGATGTCTATTGCTGGAATAAAAAGTGATGCAGTGCAAAGACGAGTTATTACACATTTGTATGAAGCATGTGCCTCTATTGCTTTTGGTAGTGGACTGAATAAAGATGAGTTGGAATTATTACAAGCTACTGGTGGATCTGGAGTTTCTCGAAGATCTAAATTTAATTCCAGCATTCATGTGAAAGTGTACTAAGATAAATATTAAAGAAGGAATTTTTTGATAAATGAAACGATATAAAGAGTTCTTAAATGAGGCAAAGAAGAGTGGTGCTGCCGCAGAAGCAGAGAAACTCGGACTTGTTCATGTTGGATATGGTAAGTATGCTAATCCAAGAACTAAAAAAGTAGAATACAGATCTGAAGGCGGACAGAAGCTAGTTAAAGTTAATCCCAAAGATGCTGGACTCCCTACAGATCATCCTGCTGCTCCAGAGCAAAATGCTGCAAAAGCACCAGATCAAGGAATGGCAATTACACTAACCTTTGGTCGTTTCAATCCTCCTACGATTGGTCATGAGAAACTAATTCAACAGGTTGCCTCTGCTGCAAAGCAAGGTGATTTTCGTATCTATCCTTCTCGCTCTGTAGATCCTGCTAAGAACCCACTGGATCCAAACACTAAAGCAGAGTGGATGAAAAAGATGTTCCCCGATTATGCTGATGCAATTGTTAATGATGAGGGGATGAGAAATATCTTTGATGTACTCAAAGCAGTAGCAGCAGAAGGATATACTGAAGTTAACATCGTAGTTGGTTCTGATAGAGTTTCAGAATTCCAGAATCTAGCACAAAAATACAATGGATCCCTTTACAACTTTAATAACATCCAAGTCATTTCAGCAGGTGAAAGAGATGCTGATGCTGAAGATGTTAGCGGAATGTCAGCTTCTAAGATGCGTAAGGCAGCAATGGATGATGACTTTGAGACTTTTAAGAAAGGTATTCCAGATACACTAACAGATCCTGATAAGAAAAAATTATTCACAACAGTTCAGGATTCGATGCATACCACAACTAAAGCAGAGATGTGGCAGATTGCACCAAAACTTGATTATGAAAATCTCAGAGAAGCATATTACAATAATGAAATATTTCAAGAGGGTGCAATTGTCCAGCATCTAGACACTGGAGTTGTTGGAGAAGTAATTCATCGTGGTACAAATTATGTAATATATGTTGATGAATATGACACCTCACATAGAGGATGGTTGACTCAATTGACCGAAGGTGCCGACCCTAAAACTCAATTGGAAGTTGGGACGGATAAGTATCGTAATTATGTACAACAACTTACTCCAGGTCAATCAAAAATTACATTTGGTGGTTGGATGAAAAAAGTAAAAACCACTAAATAATAAAAGGAATTAGAAACTCGCAAGGAATTAAAATGTTTACTAACAACTTTAAGCTCGATGGGATTGAAAACATCCTAGACGATATTGGTTATCTCGATGAAATGAAAGGTGCTGGCGAAGAACAAGAGGATAAGTACACTAAGAAGTCAGGTAAAAAGTCGAAAGACTATGATGGAGATGGTAGTGTAGAAGACGAAACTGACGAGTATGCTGGCGTAAAGGATCGCGCAATTAAGAAGGCGACTGGTAAGTGCTCTAAGTGTGGTAAAGAGCCCTGTGAATGTGAAGATACTAAGAAAGAGTCTGTAGATTTCTCATCTGTTCTTGATGAACTAACTGATGAAGATCTTATTTTCCTTTCTGATACTCTTATTGAAGAAGTTGTTGAAGAGTTTTTCTATGAAACTCTAGAAGAAGGTTTTGAGATTGATGAACTCGAAACTATT